GGTGGCTTACTGGTCAACGTATCGGTTTTATTTGCATAAACCGTCACCAGGGGAATCTGCCCAAGCGAGAAATCGCCTGACTCAACCAGCTCGTACTGCGCTGTAGCGTCGGATTGATCGAAGGAAGAGGGATATGGGAAGTTCCCTTGCATCTCTTTTTTCTGCTCTTCTTGCCTAAAGACGCGATAACGACCTGGCTCGATGACACGTACTTGGTCATAAACCTTTTCTCCAAACTCGCCGTCAGGAATTACTGCCTTCTCTCCGATTCGTACTTGCGTAAGACTTCCGTAACTGGTTTCGCGGTCCAATCGCCAACCGTACACCTGAGTTGGATCCACCTCAATCCAATAGGGCCGACGATTAAGAGCACGCTCCTCTGCAAGACTTCTTGCGCCCGAAGGTGCAGGAAAATCAACCAGCGTGTGGCAGTGCCCATACGTCAGGGCACAGATCAAGAGTCGTCGAGCGTACTCATCTAAATCTGA